ACACGGTTTCCCGCTATGTTAAGTTCCTGCATTCCACCTGCGCTTTCAAAAATGGTTCTTACATAAAATTGATTGACAATCGTATTTCCTCTGATTGTGAATTGAGTTCCTTCGTCTTGAATATAGGTATTTACCGTTTCAAGAGTGATTCGAGGACCCGACGATCCACTATTTATAATTTTTAATCCTCTATCGAGTGACGCATTTGCGTCAATTATAAAGTCCGTGCCGTCATATGTTAAATTTGCAGTTGATGTTAAATGACTTCCGTCTGAATATGGAATCCTATTTGCAGGGATTGAGGTTCTTAATTTTTCAATCTTTGCGTTTGGATTACTTGCTACTCCTGAAAGGTCTGGAATTTCTACTCCGATACCTAGAGGAATATTTCTAGTCGGTGTTCCTTTCTTCATGTCTCTTAAAAGTTTAGTGGTTTTATCTCTTGCCATTTAATCCTCTCCTTAATCTTTCTGGAATCTTTGAGGCTGTATATGGTACTAAGCCTATTCTTCGTCCAGTTTGTTTAGTTGTACCTGCAACGAGTCCCGTGACTGAGGGGTATTTGGTCTTAATAAATCTAGTTCCTGAAGTCCCAGTTCCTACAATAACCATATAATTAGTAAAAGCTAGAAGTATAAAAAACTATTCGTCTGAGTCTTTTGACTTAGGTTTAGATTTGGGTTTAGGTTTGTCTTCAAACTCTGGATATTTGTCTAGCATGTTTTTAGCTGCTAGAGTGTTTCCACTTAAAAGATAATTTTTATATAAATTTCTTGCGTTTGATTTAGTCATTTTAAGTCGTTGTGTCTGTTATGACATTTACGCTTTTAGGATCTGTTAATAAACATTCTGATTCAATCCAACATCTCACTTTTTTCCCGATTCCAACATCGTCTATGATTCCCGTTTGAATAGGCATGAATGTTTTTAGTGTTGCACTTCGATCTGGAATCCATTGGATTACGTAGTCGGTTGTTGCATTCTGGCTTACTAGAACATTGCAGCCTAGAATTTCCATGACTACTCCACTCTTTACTTTCTCACTTGAGAATTGAGGAATGCTTGATCCCTTTGTATTGATTAAATAGTCTAATAAGAATCTGTGTTCGATTGGATTCATAAGTAAAACTGAACCTTCTGGATCATAACCTGCTGCTCTAATCTTTTGTTTTCCTAATAAGATGTCATCAATCGGATCGCCGTTGCTACTGTCGTCCCACCCCGTACCTGCTGCTGCTGCTGTATTAACATTAGTTGGGTTTGGAATTGTTGGTGTTGCTGCGTTTGCTTCTGTGATTACTGAATAGATTCTTAGGTCTTGTTTTCTTTGAACTGCTCGGACTAGGTCTCTGATATTGGTTGCTAATAAATCAACATCTGAATCTTTTAAGTCTTCGATTGAAAATAAAGGACTTTCTACGAAAAACTTCTTTACATATGAGGTTTGTCTTGTCCAAGATTGTTCAGCTACAAAAGGCAAAGCCCCTTGAGCGTTGTTTGAAATATGACTAGTTGTGATTCCAGTTGTGTCTGGTGTGTCTAGGAATCCTGAGGTCTTTTGATACCATCGGATTTCTCTTGCCGTAGTTGTTGAATTTACTACGAATTTCTTAAAAACATTTTCTTCGTCTGCAAATCCTTTGACTAATCGGTCTATGTCTATTCCTCTGATGTTTGCTTGTCCGCTTGCGTCTGCCATTTGATTATTATGCTAGGTTCATCACCGTTGGTCTTAATTCCATTAGTAAAGTATTAGTGTCTGAAGCTGCTTCAAGTGCAATACCTAAAACATTTTCTCCATTGACTGGTGCTGGTGCTACTTCGTTAGCTGCTCCAGTTGCTGAGTGAGTATCTAGTGCTACTCCGATTGTGATTGCTGCTCCTGCTAGAACTTTAAAGATCCCACCTCTATAAACTGCTAGAGTTGTGTTTCCGTCATTTGCAATCTTTTCGGCTGCTGCTATTCCTGCAATTATGTCTCCGTCTCCGTCTGAAAGTGCTGCTGTCATTGGATCAGTCATCTTCAGAATAGCTCCTTTCTCGATTCCAACTCCGTCTGCTACTGTGAATTGAATAGGTAAATGAGTTTCGACCATTAGAATAGCTTCGTTTGCCATGCCTCTTTAAAGTGCTTCTTTTATTTAAAGCTTTTCTTTATTGACATCTTCGACTGTTCTAATTCTATCTTTTGCTCGGCAACTTTAAGCATTTCTTTCTGTATTGTGAGGTTGTCTGTACTCTGTTCGATTAAAGCTCTCGCTTCTGCTGCTACTCTAGTCCATAAGACTTCTTCAGGTGTTCCGATCTTAATGTCTAGTTCTTTAGTTTTTGACATTTAGGTCTCCTCTTAATACTCTTGCAGCATATTCTTTGGCTGTTTCAGGTTCTGGCTCTGGTTCAATATGACCAGCTTCGGTTTTACCACTCAGTATTCTAACTGCTTCTAGTTTTTCTTTCCTTTCTAGAAGTTGTCTAGTTACTTCGTTTGCTTCTTCGATCCTCTTAGCATTCTCGCGAGCTTCGTCAACCAAGCCGATATTAATCTTATCTTCTGGTTTAAAGGTCGGTTCAGTCTGCGCCTGAGGTTTTGGTATATTTTCTTTATTTTCGTTTTCATTTGACATTATGATCTTATTGAGGGATTCCAACAATTGGGCTTGTTGGTCTTATTATTGCCGTCTCTACATTTCTTTGAACTGAAGGAAGTGTTTGCTCTAATAGAATATTTATCTCTATCAGTTTTCTATCAACATCTGTTAGTTGTGAACTTAAGAATTTTCCTTGCTCTATTTTAAGTATTACTTGAGCAGCTCTTGATAGTTCGTACATTTTGTCAATCTTTGTTGCTGTTTCTTGCGCTGAAAAATCACCACTTGCTATGTCTGATTCTATTCTCCCGATTTCACTATCGACTCTGGTTCTTATTTGATCTGCAAAATCTACATTTTTCTGCTTATTTTTGGCTGCGCTTGATGCTGTCCATGCAGCCCACGCCAAGAATCCAATAATATTAGTTCCTTTTGCACCCCAAGTTGCTCCTTTCCCTGCTGCCTTGGCTGCAATCTTTCCTGCTTGAACTAGTCCAAAAGCCTTTGCTCCTGATTCTGCTACTCCAACTGCTGAAAGATCTGCTGCTAATTGAGGGGGTAAAGTTAAGCCCCAATCTGCCAATATAATAGCTGCTTGTTCTAAGGACTCAAACTCTCCTGCGCTCCATTCTAGATCGGCAAGAGCTCCTGCATTACGCCTTCTCATTTCAACTGAAAGAGATTCGGAATTAAGTTGAGCTCTTAAATGATCCTTAGTTGCTTGAAGTGTTAATCTTTGTCTTCTGATTTCTTCGACTTGCTCTGATTGCTCCAATATTGATGAACGGTTCGGTTTAGCTTTTCCGAGTGCGTTATATTCTGCATGATTTAATTTAAACTCCTCTCCAGTATTTAGATTAGTGAATGTTATGAAACCTCTTTGAAGTTCTGGAATGTTTCTAAAAGTTTCTTTGAATTCTTGATCCATTGATTGTTTGAAATTTTGATTTGCTATATCTGCGAGTATTTCCTCTTGAGTTGCACCGACTGGTCGGACTCCTGCTGCTTGCACTTGAGAAGGGGGTGTCACTCCTTGAAGTAGCATGTCCCGATCTAAACGACCACTTTCTCCCGGTATTGGTATAAAATCAGGAATCCTAGTTGCCCCTGCTCCTAAAACTGGACTTGCTTCTGAGGCTGCTGAAGGAGAGACTCCTCTTAATTCAGCATTTGCAATATTTGCAGGAGTTGGAACGCTTGAAGGAACTGGACGATCTGAAATGGTCTCGAATGATCCAATGGATTCATCTAACCGTCTTTGTTCTCCAGTTATGGTTCGTCCTATTTTTCTGAGTTTTTCTATAAATGAGACCATTAAGTGCCACTTCCTATTCCGACCGTTGTATCACTTGGCTGCATTGCTAGAGGTTGAGGTGCTTGAGGTGTTGAAGCTCCGTCTTTGGCTTCGTCGCTTAATAGTTCGTTATGTAGTGATGCTGGGAATGTTAGTTCAATCTTGATAAATAGTTGATTCCATAGTCTTCAACTGATTGTTGAAATGCTAGATAAGCAATCTTTGCTGTGCTCTCGGTGAACTCCCCAGAGCTGCCAAGAATAATCTGAGGAATCCCGACGACTTGAAAGAAGTAATCTCGCAAGTGAGCTCTCCATGGTAGAGGATTAAGCGTTGCATTACTAGGAACAGAGACCAACTCGAAGTCTACCGTATCCTTTGGAATATAAATATTCTCTCCTTTGTTTATGACTTCGTCCATTTTTGTCACGAATGCGTCAATCTTTGACTGGTTGTCTGTATCGAGTTTAAACGCCATGATTGGCTTTACATGACGATGCATGAGTTGTCTCATATCATTGCTTGCTTTGATTATTTCTTCAATGACTTCAATGTCTGAAGTTCCGTGAATCTCATCAGCGACTCTCTTATTTGTTAAGTGTAATAATTCTTCTGGTTTGAACTTCTGAACTTTCTTTCCAGTCTTTGAAACTTGTTCGTATCTGGTTATAATCCCTTTCGCATTAACTACGATTTTAATAGTGCCGGGATCTAGAGGCTTGACATTAAGAAGTCTATCAGTTGTTGGATCTCTTATAATCTCAGCGAATGCGTCTCCTGCTATTCTCCGAGTGACTATCATGTTCTTGAGAATTGAATTGAAAGTGTCCATTCCAAAACCTTTGATTGATTCTAGAACTACTTGAGTTTCTATGTTGGTTTTGTATCCTTTACCAACAGTCCAGATTGCACGCATGTCAATAGCTTGCTTAAGTTCTGGGATTGATCTATAATAACCATAATACTGAGACCACTTCATATTCTGCCATGAAGTCTCTTTACCAGTCGCTGCATCGGTGTCTTGAGTGGGAACGGTTACATCGTCCATAACTCCAGTTAAGTCGCTGCTCGTTGATCCTGCTATGTCATATTCTGGCATTTTATTATTAGTCTCTCCTTATTTATATATCTAATCTTAATGGAATTTGTAATACACACGCTGAGGACGGACCGCCCGTTCCGCCATATTCTCCGCCCGCTGGGTTGAATGATACATCAACCGATGCGAAAGTTGCGGAAGCGAAGGTTTTCGCCCAACCCTCTAAAGTGACTCTTATTGATTCCCCTGATTTTAAATGAGTTTCTGGAATTTCGAGAACTAATTGAGAGGAACTATAAGACCAACCGCTTCCAGTTGACATTTCTGGTCCTCTTGAATATGCGATTTCGGTTTCAGTTGTGCCGTCCCACTTTCGGAGTCGGACTCCGATATATCTTTTACATGTTCCGTCACTATTTCCGGCATGAGGAGCATAAACCAGACACTTTCCCGATAGAGTTATTGGTTTATCGAGTAAATAGTCGAAATCTATGTCAACCAGTTTGACATAAGAAGCGCTTCCCGTATTTGCTGATTGTTGTGAAGGATTTGCTTCCATTGTGTGTCTTACTAATTGAAAGGAGCTTGTTGGTGTTGCTCCTTCCGAAGCTCCGTGAGGATAAAGCGTTAAGAATCCAGTTCCTGAAGCTACATCTGCGAAGTCGTAATTGATAACTGCATCTCCGCCCGTCCTATATACGATTGGAACTGGCATCTTATTCGTCCTCTACAAATTGTCTCACATTTGCGTCATCAAGAGTCTTCATGCATTGAACGAATCGGTCTCTTAATACGTCAAGCATTGTTTCTGCTTCGACTCTAGAAGTAAATCCAGACATATCATAATTTATGACTGCCATTGCGCTCCAACATGCAGCTGCCATTTTGAGAATCCCTTTGACATCAGCGTTTAATCCTGAGTATAAATCAGACCAGTTCGTCCGAGTTTGAGCATTGATTAAAGACTCTGCTTGAGTCATATAATCGTTGATAAAAAGCTCACTAGCCGAGACGGTTGAAGCATTCTGACCACTCATTCTCTTAACTTCTGCTGTTGTTGCAAAGATTCCAGTATCAGCGATAAAAAACCACCACCATTATTTAGTTCTCCTTATTAATTCAGATAAATATTCAAACAACATTGCGTCTCTTATTGAGATCTCGACTGGATATTCTTCTCCAGTTGTTTTGTCAAGATAGTTACGCGTTATCAACTCAGTTCCCTTAACCATAATCTTACTAAGCACACCATATATTTAAACGTTTGTCATGGAGACACCAAGCGGCTCTGATGAGTGCCTCTGTTATGTGAGTGTATCGTCCGAATATTCTAATGCCTGAGTTGGTATATTCATATTGAATGGATCGGAGAGAATGCACGATTTCCTCGTCATCAAATAGTTGGATTTTCTTCTGTTCCATTATTCTTAAAAGATTGGTATATAGGTCTTCTTTCATTAGGCGCTTTTTTTGAGTGT